CGCCACCTGCTGCGCCGGCTCCGTCACCATCATGACCAAAAAAATGTAAATTAACAGGGTATAAACTCTTTTTTCTCATCTTAATTTCCTTTCCGCCCCGCCCCGTTCTTCTGCCCGGACCGTTGCTTAAACATAAAAATAACACCCAGGATTACCCTGCGTGCTTCTAAGCTGTATCGTTCAGTAGGAGGCTTCACCCCGCCGCCCAGAGGGAGAGTGTGGATCACCTCCTTAATTCATATACCTGCCTTCTTTCTGGTTCTTCCTGTCCATATATGACAGTTCCATCTTTTTTATCACCACTTTTGTAATGTCATACAGAACAGCAATAAATAGAGCTGTTAAACAAAGCTGAGTCGTGGAGGCCTCCTTTCTGTTGCGATATCGCAACTTTAGGGTACAAAAATACCACCGGCCATTTTACTGACTGATGGTATTAATCTAATATTTTTTCTATATCGTCTTCAACCAATAACTCTGATAATCCATTTAGATAAATCACTCTAACAGCAGGAACATCTGTGTCGTCATCATCTGATTTATTCACATAAGTCGGAAAATCAACCTTGCAAGTTTTCTCTGTTCCATCACTAAGCTTGATTTTTACATAGTCCCCATTATATCCTTTGTCAAATAGCATCTTCAACTTTGGCGGCATGTTTACCAACTCCTTTCATAAACTGGGTGCGCATGAACCCCTTTAGAAGAATAGCGAATCGCAAAACGTTTAGTATCCTCATATTTCTTAGTCATTGGATTGAACGCTTTTCCAATAACTTTCTCGCTACTCACATATTCAATCGGGTATTCCTGATTCTTTCTAAATTCAAAAATTCCTGAACCCTTACTATCATCTACAAGCTTTTGAACATCTATATCTTTCAAGAACATATCTGGAGCCGTGCCTTTGTTTTTCAAGTTTTCCTTAACTCTTTGTGCCCATTTCTTTGTTCCTTGAATATGCTCCTGTTGCTTCACTTTTTTGACAGTAGTATTTATTTCCTGATTCTTTATCTTACCAATAAACTCATCAGTTTTCTTTTTATTAGAAACATTCTGTCTCAAACCTTGGAAAGCTTCACCATCAGTATACTTCATTTTTTGGAAAGAATCCAGTGTTTTGGGAGCATCTTCTCCAAGAACTTCCTTATACTTTTCAAGCTGCCGCCTATCTGCTGACCGGTTCTGGATCATTTTTTCATTTAGCTCTGCTTCTGACTTTCCTTTGACATTCTTTCCGTACCATTCATCATACGTCATGTTTGCAGGAACTGTGTTGGTTTTTCCAGTAATCGGATCCCTCGCCCTGCGATTCATTTGGGAAAGTTCTTCATCTCCTATGTCGCAGATAGTCGTGGATCGACACCACGGGTGCATCGGAGGACAGTTAAGCCCTGGTTGCTGCTCTGATACCTTAAAGCGCTTATTATCCAGGCTCCTGCAAATGGAGGAAGTCTTCAAATCCAGCGTAGCTACAAACCGGTAATACTCAATTTCACATTCTTCATAGGAAGCCATCTCCATCTGGTTGGCAAGGTTACAGCTTTCAGTCCTGACAAGTCTCCTTGCCTGACTGGCTCCGGTAGCAAATTTATTCGCTATGATATCAGCAGTCTCCCGATCAGTACGACCTGTGATCAAACTAAGAAGCAGCTCCTCTTTCAAGTCCTGGGATAACGCCTGGGTGTTCTTCCATATTCTGGTGGAGTAATTTTCTCCTGACCACTTACTATTTATCACCTGATCAATAGCTGCAGGTGATATGAGATTGAAGCCAAAGTTTAGACCGGAGCGCTGCTGTATATCAAAAATGGACTGGTAATAGGCATCATTGGCAAGATCAGCGTAATGGCCGGTACTCTTTACCTTCTCCTGCTGGTAGACGTTTTGCATGGTCAGATCCAGCTGATTCTGTAACTGCTGCAGCCGTTCCAGTCTTGCCTGATAAGCCGGGCTTTCTAATTCCGCCAGGATCTCTGCTTTTGTTTTATCGCTACCGCCCGACTTTAAGGCTGCTTTTAATTCATCAATGGAAGTTTTATCCTTCATGGAGTTTAGCAGTCGGTAAGCTTCTTCTTCAGACAGTTTATGTTTCTCTTGGTACCGTTCAAATATCTCATCCAGTTCCAGGCTTATATACCGGAACCCTTTTAAGTATAGTTTCGATATCTCCTCAGCTGTCTTTTCCGCCTGCTCCATGTAGCGAAACATTTCCCAGGCTTTTCGCTTCTCCCAGTAGGAAAGATTACTCATTCACAACACCGGCCTTTTTCTTTTCCTCTGGTGGATCTTCGTCCGGAGGAGTATTGCTGCCTATTCCGAAAATCTCCTTCTGCTGCTTTACGGATTCCTCTGTTTCTTTATCAACTGCTGCCAGCTCCTCTTCCACATTATCAACAAATGGAACCTGTGAAAGAAGCGTTTTCTTACTGACCTTTCCCCATAGATTTGAAATGATCTGGCTGATCTCCAGGAGGTTCTTCGGCATGGCCCGTGTAAATGTTGGTGTAATTCCGGATATATCCACGTTTACTGCTTTGCTCTTATGCAGCCAGCCAGCAAAGAGCCGGATCCTCTTCCGTAGTCCTTTTTTGTAGTACCGGGTCTTTATCTTTGTGATGTTCTCCATACCAAGGAGCTTAAACTCCATGGCTACGCCTGACACATTTCCGCCAAAGCTTTCATCTGTCATACATGGGATATGAGAAAACTTGTGGATATCCTGCTCAATCGCTTTCTTAAGGACCTCAACGCCATTCTCATCAAACGTCCTGGTCAAATACTCCGCCTTGGCATCCGCCGGCAGCTCCAGAAGTTTATCCCGTTTTACCCGGTCTTTAGCAGATTTCCCTTCTTCGTCCTTTGCATCTGGATCCCCAAGCATTGCACCGTATATGGCAAGGATCGCGTCAATAAACTGTTCCTTATCGGTGATACGGTCAGACATTAAAGCGTTATAGGCATCAATCAGCGGGATCTGAAGTTCAAAGTCACCGATCGCCAGTTTATTATTCAAGTACTCTACCACCGGGATCTCTTCAAAGTAGTGGGGGACAGGATCCTCCATGAGTGCCTGCGGTCCGGTGATATCATCAATGTTAAGGACATATTTATAATGCTCCGTCAGTACCGTGGCAACAAATATCGTTCTCTTCTTGTCAGAATCGTCCTTCCTGGCATAGTAGTAGACTGCGAAGAGTTCCTTCTGCTCTATGGTATCATCATAAACCATGAAGGTGTTTTCCGGAGACAGGCTCTTTATGGTAAGGTCCGTTTCTCCTTCTTCTGGATAAATGTATTCATAGGTTCGCCCATACACAGAAAGATCCAGGCCATTGTCCCCATCCGCCTCATCAGCTCCCGCCTGTTCAAATGCATCTGTTAGAGCTGCTATATCCTCTTTGCTCTTGTAGGACACGGAATTCCCTATAAAGTAAGAGCTGGCTGTATCTGCGATATCCTTCGCATGATTACAAACCAGCTTTGTTTTACGGTCTTCTGATAATATTTTATGCTGCCCCTCATAATACTTCATAAGCTTCCGGAGTCTGGTTGCTTCCCTACGGTGCTTTACAATCAGTGTGCGGATTGCCTCTTTATCCGGATTCAGTTCGTCCCAGGATTCCCTGGGCATTGTGTATATATACGTGGTTATCACCTTCTTTCTGCTATTGGTTGAATTTTCTATTTTTTACTCTTATACTGTACTTACAGGCTCCTGTCAGAGCTAAGTACGAAAGAAAGGAGATTTCTATGCGCCGATACAAAGTACCTTATAATGGAAATCAGTATGTACTTAACAAATCCACTGGGGAAATACATGATCTGGATAACGAGACCAGTCAATGTAAAATCGATGAAATAAAACCAGAACATGTTTATAATTGTGGAAGTTATGATACTGCGCAGGTTCATGCGGTCTTAGTTGAAAATTGCAGTAATCCAAATGGTTGTTATTACTGCATTCCATCTAAAGACAATGGATAATTACCAGACTGGGCTACTGACATTATAGTTTGTAGCCCCTCTTCGGTTAGCTGTTCTGATAATACTTCTTTTAGCTGTTCTGCTGACTCTATAGTATTTACAATATCAAAAACTACTTCTGCAAATTTACTAACATCTGTAATTGCTCTGACTACAGCAAATTTAGTCATGTTCTCACCTCCTTAATTAAATCCAAACGCAGACTTGCTCCGGATCTTGATTGTCTTGTTATTAAGTATCGTATAGCAGAAGTACCTGACCGCATCCATAGCATGATCATGCTGCTTTACTGGCTTATCTTCTCCCCGATCCACAGCCTTTGGATCCCAGATGTAGGAGGCAAACTCTTTGATCGTATTGATACAGGATTGACTAAATGCTATCTTATCTGTATTTAGAAGCGTGGACACCAGCCGGATTCCGTCCTCTACATCATTAATTCCCTTAATTGTCGCAATACCACGCTTATTTAGTTCTGCTATGAAGGTCAATGCCGCAGGGTCAACAATAACAGCTTTTATTTTGGTTCCTTCCAGCCACTTTTCCAAATCATCTGCATAATCAGATCCAGCTTTTTGTTTTCCTTCTTCTTTTCCTGAATAGTAGTACTCACGGGTACAGTACCATTTTTTATCTATTCCCTTATTCCATAGCAGGAAAACTGTAGCATTTTGGGTACCATAGTCACAGCTTACATAACGTCCACTATCGATAAGAAGTCGAGCAAATTCCACCACTTTCTTAACATGCCGATCCACATCGAACATGTCATAGATGATTCCTTCTGCCATAGCCCATAAGCCCAGTATGTATCGCTTATAGAAAACTCCGGAGTACATGCTCCTGTATCTGGCCTTGATCTGCTCAGACAGGCTTAAGTTGTCTTCCATGGTAAAATGAAGGACGATCAGATTCTTTTTCTTTGCTTCATCAATCCAGTTTGTTTTAAACCAGTGATATGGTCCGTCAGGGTTACAGTTAAACCAGTATTTTGATCCATCAACGGAACAACGGCCGGTCGCCTGATTGACAAACGATTCTGGCATCAGCGCGACTTCATCAAAGAACACACCGGCCAGAGTGATACCCTGAATGAGATCCTGGGATCGTTCGTCCTTTCCACCAAATATGTAAAAGTAGTTCGTAACCTTTCCCCGGCTGATCTCCACCAGGTTGTCAGATCTGTGATCCACCACACGGTAGCCACGACTCTTAAGCATTAGTTTTAACCAGAAGAGAACGTTTCTCCGGAATGAACCAATAGTCTTACCACACATGGCGAAGTTCTGACCCTTAAACCGCTGCATTGCCCACATGATGAAAGATAACGACATACAGACTGTCTTTCCGGATCGAATCGCACCGTCGGCTATGATTCCATCTTTATCCTTGACCGGAGAGGTATCGCACCACCATGTAAGAACCTTCTTCTGTTTGAGGGAAAACGGCTGGAACTTAAACACCTGCAGTTTAGTGGACAGGCTGCACTTTTGTTTCAACTTCTCAATTCTGGCTTTTAAGGCTTGCAGTCTTTCATTCATCCGCATCACCCCAGATCTCGGCAGCTCCGCTATTCATGGCGTCCATAAAGCCGTCGTCCTCAATATCCTGATCTGACGGATCCCGTTTAAGGGCTTCCAGTTCAACCTTCATGATCTCCAGTTCCAGACGGGCATCATCAAAGCCGTACCGGTGCAGGGAATCAATGGCTTTTTGCTTACGGGCTTGCACCCTGGTGAGAGCATCTTCTACCGCCTGGATCTGTCCCAGGGCTCCGGCGTACTCCGTGGAGTCTTCTTCTGTGCTGGACTTGAACTTAACAGCGGTCATACCTAGAGCTTTGCGTTCTGTTTGATCAGCAGCCGCTTGCTTTATATCGTCAATCCGTTTCAGCATTCGCCGTTCACGGACTGTGAGAAGTTGGATCTCTTGCAGGAGAAGCTGCTCCTTATCTAGCTGAACCATGTTGATAAGCTTCTTTTCATCTTCTTGCAGGGCATCAAAAAAGAGAGTCTCAAACTCTCCTGTCTTAACTGCATTCTTATTCTCTTTTGGGGCTCCATGACCTGCAGCATTCTGATTACCCGGTTGACCGCCTTTTTGTGTGCACACTTTTTTATTTTTTGTGTGCACACCTTTTTTATCAGCCTTAGACCATTTATACCTTGTCTTCCAGGACTTTACTGTGTTAATTGTGACACCGTATTTTTCAGCGATATCTCTATATTTCATGCCTGCCTGATAATCAATCAGCGCAAGATCGTTATTTGGTGCTCTGGCTTCACCCATTACCACCACCTCTCAATCATTATTTTTTAGTAAAATAAAAAGCACCTGTCGCAAATGACAAGTGCCAAAATTCTTGATAAAATCTATATATTTTTCTTGACTAGCACGTGTTTACGTGCTATAATTAAATCATAGAAAGGAGGTAAGCAAATGAATGAATCCATAAGCGAAATAATCAAAGACCTTTCGGAAGCATTCCTCGCAATCGTCACCGCCATCTGCCTGATAGTTAAGACGAGAAAAGAGAAAAAATCCAAAAGGCCTAAGAAAAGGAGATAGGGTAAGGGGCTAAAGCCCCTCCCTTCCTTCACCTATAGTATACCACATTCATTTGCAAATATAAATATGAAACTGTATCGGATAGTATTAGCAGTGCTTACCGTCCTTATCCTGTGCGATGGTTTTAATGGCGAATTTGCAAGCCCTACAACCTTTGACTGGATAAAATGGGCAGCTTGGATAACTTGCTCTATCTCCTACATTATTTGTGCCAGGAGGAAGAAGCAATGCGATTAAAAAAAATACGCTCCGAAAGAGGGTTTTCTGTTCCAAAACTTGAGGAACTATCAGGCGTTCCACGCCGCACCATTCAAGATCTGGAACGCCGGGACGATGGCCGGGTATCAACATTGATTAAACTCGCTGACGCCCTTGGCGTTACCCTTGACGAACTATGCAGAGATGAGGCGGCCACTTAGGCTGCCTTTTCTCATTCGTTTGTTTTGTATATTAAAAAAGAGACGGGGTTGACCGCCTCTGTGGTGTTTTATTATTCGTCTTCATTTCTAATAATAGCTAAGGCCTTAGCCCCTGCATAAAGATTAAACAGCTGAAATACATTAAATACAAAACTTATCATTCTCCAAAGAATTATAGCATTAAAAACTAAATATAATTGGATCATCAGTATGGCAACTATATTATTAGTTAATAACTCGGGGAAAAGTAAAAAATCAGTTGGCAGAGAATTTAAAATCAGTTTAATGAACAAACTACCAATTATCGACATAACATATAACATCATTAATTCAACGAAATTTTTGTTTGTCTCCTGCAATTTGCTAATTGTTTCACTATTTTCCTTTTTAACAGATTCGGTGTTAATCATTATTATTAGAAGCTGCTTATTTATAAGGGCTTGGAAGAATGCATAGCCTGTAAAAACAATACCAAATAGTGCCAATATGACATTCAAAAGATCACCTACAGCATCTAATGTTATATTAATAGTATTCTTTGATAAGCCCATTGTCACCGATGGAATCAAGCATATAAAGAAAATGATAAAATTTGTTTTAGTTGGCTTAAAAGCATTAAACGAGCCTAAAAGAATACTTTCTGAAGATACTGATTTAAATAACTTTTCTACATTATCTACATTTAGCACACTCATAAGCTCAGCCTCCTTTTAAGTTATTTTGGAAATAAAGTAATTATCTTGTTCTTATTTTTTTCGTATATCTCCTTGTTTGTTTCACTTACATAAGAGATATTCTTCATTTCCTTACCCATTGTCATGATCGTTGGTATGTTATTTTCAATATTATCCCCTATAATACTGATTTGCATACTTTCTGAAATGACATCATTATTTATGGTTCCCTTTGTTTTGTCAGGATATGTGACCTTAAAGATTGGTTCAACAGTTCCTTGTGCTTTTTCTAAGACATTTGCTATTCCCGTGATGTTCTTCGGTGATTTTAAAACAATTTCCCCCTTAGGAGCATCTGTTGCTCTCCTAAGCTCTTTAGATACTGTATTAAACATTCCTCCAAAATCGATATCACCATCGCCATTTAATGGTAAAAAACGTAGTGTTAGAGAATTTATTGATTTTACAGTTTTCAATATACTTTCAATATCTTCACGCCTGGGAATACCAATGACGCTTAAAATAGGAATAGGAGATTCCAGGCCACCTTCCTCTTTTGCTTTCTTATTCAATCGCCTTACGTATTCATTAAGTATGTATTTTGCTGTACTTGTGAAACTTTTAAGCGAAGGACTCCCTTTTTGATTTTCTATGTACAACATCCTATGATTACGTAAATAAATTAAGAACATAGAGTAAGGAGCTGTTGAATAAGTATCATCTTTTTCAATCAAGTTTCCAAATTCATCAATATCCGATTTAATTTCCAGAGTCGTTTTCTTAACTATTTTCCCGACAAAAACATATTCTCCATCTTTGTCGACAGAAATACTCGTATCCATTATTAAATACTTTGAATCGCCTGTTTCCTTTTTTATTCCACTAGAAAAAGCTGGATAAACAATAGAATCAAAATATTCAAGTAATGGTTTTTCTCCCTCATTATCAAAAAAGACCACATTAAAATTAGCAACAGACATTCTCTTTGTGCTCATTGGCTTTCCCCCTAATTTGACATTTTTCTTTATTATATCATATGTCTACAGGGAAAATATTCCAAATATTTACAATTGATTTTGTATATTCAGTATAGAACAAATGTTCGAAAATGTAAAATGCCAATAAGTTATATCTTCCATATTCTGGTATGAATAAAAGACACCCTATCTCTAGGATGTCTTCATATGCCCGGAAAATGTCTGGGGAGAGTATAAACCGGGTTAATCAGTCACCGGGCTGTTATACCCGGCAACCGTAGGGGGATTACTGTTTTGTGTATTCAAGAATGACGTAAGCTGTACTTCCTGAGTACAATCCCTTGTTATTAAAGAAATGGTACCTAATTTGCTGTGTATTAGAATCATAGAACATATTTGCAGCGGCGAATAAACCATCCGTGCGGTTATAGGATGTCTGTAACATAACATGTGCTACACCTTGATTGTCTACCAAGTTTCCGTAGATATTAATGACTCGTTCAATTTTAAGATCAGAAACATTAGCAAATACTAAACCAATACCATTCTGCTCCTCTAGTGTCCCGGAAATTACCTTCCGGTAAATCGGCTTGCCATCAATCCATGTTCCGCACACAGCTTCCTCTGTAGAATATACATTGCTGGCACCGCCACAACCATCACAACTTACCATCTGTAAACAATATCTGTTTTCCATAATTTTACTTCCTCCTCTGTTCTTTTTCCAAATTTATCTAATCTTGGATATTAATAAAATACCATATTGACTTGTCCCGTGATTACGGTTCATTTTACATTTTCCTTCTTTTATCCAGTAACCAGTAAAATTTTCGGCGCCGATCATAATACATATCCTTACCACAGGGAATCTCCATAATTAACTTCAAATACCGGAATGTAACATCCTCCTCTGTCACAGCCTTAAGTATGTACTGATAAATATCCGGATCAGCTTCAATAGCCGTCTGCTCTATCAACCGGCAATTCTGTTCCAACATAGCCCGCCTGATCGCAAGCTGCTGAGTAGCATCCCCCGTGTTCCGACTTGTAGGCATGTCAGTAATCTCCATGGCACCAACCGTATCCGTTTTATATTTAAGTTCGTCTTTCCATTCACCATACTGCAAGCACCAGTAATA